TCTATTTCCTTCTCGCTGATCTCTCACCCATGTTACAATTTCTTCTTCCTGGCCATCTGTTTTTACTGTTGGGCAGCAAAGCCATGTTACTTTTTTTATTTCAAAGTATTCAAGAGCCTTTCTGTAATCTTCTTCTGTTTTCGCAAGAACATATACAACTATCTTTCGCGGAGTTGTATCATTTCCTTTCATTGCCAGTTTAATTTGTTCTTTATTCTCTTCACTCAACGTTTCGGGTATGTCTTTTTCTTTGTAGATTGTAATCGGATTTCCATCCGGAACAACCGTGTCCTTTATGATCATTCCCACTATTCCGCGTTCAGATCTCCTGATTGATTTTCTCGCCGCCGCTACAAATACGACATTCATCACCGGTAAACCCCTAATTCCTTACCTCCTGTGCAAATATTAATTCTTTCATTGTGTCATAGTTTCCATTCCTCGGAATCTGATCCCAGTACTCTATATCGAACCGGCATACAGGAATATTCAAATTTTCTCCCTGGAAATCCAGTTCCATGTTATTTGTGTTCAGGTTTCTGTTCCCTGCTGTCACTTTTTGCCCAAACAATTTTTCCATTTCAGAGAAAAATTTCATTGCTTCCTCTTCATTCGCTGCTCTTTGTATAAAATCAATCTCTATTTCTACATTTTTGTGAGCTGCGTTTTTAGTTGATTCCAAAAAAGTCTGTGTTATATATACAAAAAATGAAGGGCGCATATACCCCTCTATTGTATCTGCTCCGTATATATTTACGCCCGGATATTTTTCCTTCAGAGCGGAATTGACCGCTTTTTTTATTTCTTTAAGAGTCAAATCCTGCCTCCCTCAATATTTCCTGCAGGAGCTCTTGTCCAATTAGCTCCGCATAATCCGCTCGTTGCGACATATATTTAGCTACAGTTTTCTTGCCTTTAACTTCTCCGACCTGTCTTAGTCCATGTGTTCTGTCTTTACTTTTATGTGTTATCATCGCATGTCCTTTTTCGTAAAGATGATAATGCGGTGCTGTCGTTGTAACTGCAACCGTAACCTTACTTCCTGATCGTATTACTTTCCCCTGTCGGAAGCTTTTTGCCAGAGGTTTATGCGCCGCTCCCTGTTCTGCATAATGATGCCCTTTTGCTTCAGAATCAACTCTTCCCTTTAAATCTTTTGCTATTTTTCTAGATTCTTTCTTGAGTACAATTTCCGCTGATGCCGGAAACTGCCGGGATGCTATTTTAAGCGATTCCTCCAGATCAGAAGAATCAAAGTCAAAACTGATACTCCTCATTCTCAAACACCTCCTCGCACTGGATCTCAAGAAGCTCGTGTTTCTCATCAAGATCGATTGGTGGTCCTGCAATCTGAAACATTCGACCATGATAAAGGATTCTCATTTCAGCAGTGACGTCCTTTCTGAATCTTACATATATCCGGTGTGATACTTCCGGTTTCATTTTCCCCATGAAGTTACATTCCGAAGATTTGTAGGGTTTTACTGTCGCCCATACTTTTTTATATGGTTCCCAGTTTCCCCTGTCCTGTCCCATATCGTCCTCTTTTGCCACGAATCTAAGAAACAAAATACGTTTGTTTAATGCTCCGGCATTAATCCTTACAGACACCTCCTACAGCAGGTTTACGCAATGCATCCCAAGAATTGTTTCAACCACTTTGTTTGTCGTGTTTTTATCAACATAAACAGATCTGTTATCGTACATATCCTGGCACAGGACCAGTGCCGCTATCGCAAGATCTTCATGCATGTCGATTTCCTTATCATTCAGTCCTGTATAGGACCTTATATAAGCTTTTGATGCATCAAGAATCCTTTGGAGCTCTTCCTCACTGTAGTCGTCTGCTCTGCAATGTTCCGCAACGATATCCGGAGTGATCTCATTTACTTTCATTTTTTCACAGTCTTTCTTGTAGTTCTTGCTTTCTGCAAATCTGGTTTTGTCTTTTCCGCAGTCTTTTCAGAAATTTCTCTGATATAACCAGCTTTCATCAAATCAGAGATTACAGGTTCAACGCTGTAATCTCTGATTTCTCCTTTTGACATTGACAGAACTCCGCAGAAGCTGGCCATAGCTTCTATCTTCATCGATTATTCCTCTCAGCCTACTGCATTCATCTTCAGAACTGCGATCTTCTGTTCATTTTCAATCTTGGAATCCATTTCCAGCCATCCAACGACGCCAATCGCATGTTCTGTTGCAAACTTCTCTCTCAGAACTTCAATGTTCATGTCCTCTGATACCTTAACCGCCAGACCGCTCATATCTCCATATATGATTGCAGTTTTCCCTGCTGCCATCTTCGGCATATTATCAGAGCAGAACACGTCATTGCCAAACAGAGTGTAGCCCCATTTTGCTGTTGCATCCTTCTGTAAAATATAGTCGCCGTCAGAATTTTTCAGCTTTCTGATTGCAGTTCTGGTAGCTTTGTTCATGATCCAGATGCAAGATGGCTGGAATACATCCGGAACAGTTTCCTGCAGGTCGATCAGCTCATCTCCTGTGATCGCGGTACCTGCTGCCGCAGTTACAACCTGTTTCGCCTTAGATACGCCTTCCACTTTATCCGTGGTTCCATTCAGAAGTTCATTCTCAATCCATCTTGCAATGTTCTCAGCCATCTGGTTCACAACAAAATTGGTGATATCAAACTGAGAATTATTAACAAGAGACTTGGATACTTTTGTCAGCGCCCCTGCAAGGAATCCTTTCAGTTCAATAGATTTGAATTTTCCGGAATTTGATTCAAGTTCGCTGAATTCTGTAGCGTATGCCATAGTGATCGCTGTGGTTTCCTCATCGTAGTAAGGAATAGACAGTGTACCGCCTACGTCATATCTGGTTGCCAGCTGATAAATTGGACAGATTTCATACACCTTTTTGATGATTTTATTTGCAATAGATGTCGGAATCACTGCTCCATTGTCCCCGGATGTCAGATTCGATGCTCTTTCCTCAGATACAATACCGCGGATGTAGTTCGCAAATGCTCTTTCTTCCTGGTCTTCTGTTTCTTTATTGTCCTTTTCTTCCTGGTCTTCTGTTTCTTCTGGTTTTTTCAGAATGTCCCTGGCTCTCTGTTCTGCAGCGATTGTATCATCGATGTCTTTAATTTTCTTTTCAAGATCATCAAAAGACCGCATTTCTTCATCATTCAGTGCTCTTTCTTCCTGTTCAGCTTTGTCTAAGATCTGCTGTAACTGCTGCTCATACTGTGCTCTCTGTTCTGCAAGTTTTTTAAATTTATTCCTCTTATTTTCCTCCTATTTTTTCAGTTTATTAATTCTTTCCTGAAACTTTGTGTTGTCATATTCCTTTTTCGGCGGAAGGTTCTCTGTATATGTCGTTTCCATACACATCGCCCTGGTTTCCACCTCTTCCTCTGTTCCGGCTCTCACTTCCACTGATGTGGATGAATATACCGGAATTTTATTCATTACAAGTGTAATCTCATCCATGTCGAAGTCTTTTACATGTCTGATAGGCAACTGATCGGCTCTGTCCTCAATAGAATCCACCACATTTTTCATATTGAATGACCATCCCTTCAGCAATCCTTTCTTCGCCCCTTCGATGACCGCTGGGTCGGTTACGACAGATTCTGCTCTGAGCCCTACTTCATCTTCCCTGACGGTCAATGTCCCGTCTGCAGTATCTGCAAGGACGTGTCCTCTGTCATGATCCAGAAGCATCCTGATATCTGCCGCCCTGCTTATCGCACGCTCAAATGCCCTCTGTTCAATCACTTCGATCACTTTTCCACGCGGTGTAAGCACTGGTCGTGATTCTCTTCCGGGTACATTGACATATCCAGAGATATGGAGCCCGTCAGCTCTTAATTCTGCTTTCCTTTGCTTTCCTCCATCCTGTTATTCATTTTGTTCTTTTCCTTTGGTTGTGGAATCTATGAATCCCGTTTGAATGACATCCATATTCTGTACAGCATTGGTGTTCGGTGTATAAACCTGCCCGGTTTCCGGGTTAAGAAGAACGCTGTCAAGCCCAAGTGTAATCCACTTGAATCCGATCGGTTCCAAGTCTTCTTTTTCTCTGACTTCATCAATCTGAAGGAAATTCTTTTCGAGTCCGATCTTGTAAGCCTCGTAACGTTCCTTAATATTTCCTCTGGTCAGTTCTTTCGTATCAAACGACCAGTAATATGTCTCTTTTTCTGATTCCAGAAGCAGATCCCTGTCCAGACTGCACTCTATATCGCTCATCACAATGGTGCAGGTCCGAATGAAACAGTCTATGTCTTTTTCAGTTGGGTTTCCGCTGATCATCCCGTCAGGGATTCCAAACAGCTTGCAAATTTCTGCTGAATTTGTTTTCTTGTTCTCATTCAACTGCATTTCAACAGATGTGTTGGACGATTCCTGAAATTCCATTCCTTCATTCAAAACCACAACTGTTTCTTCTGCATTGCTGTATAATCTTCTGAAAGCAGCTTTTAGTGCGTCCATTGCATCTCTTGTTAATTTCTTCGGAGATTTCAAGAATCCTTTTTTGTTTCCACCCTTTTGTACCAGGCTCTGTTCGTATGTCAGCTCGCTGTATGATACTCCGATAATCAGCTGATTATCGTCCATGACGCTTCTGGAAGTCATACCATCTTTCGTTTTTCTTAGAATTTTAAAAAACTGGTAAGGTCTGTATGATTTTCCCTGTACCAGAATGTCATAATCTTTAAAAATCGGATCTGTATTCTTCATGATGGAAATGTGAGTCTCGTCGACGTAGTGAATGCTCTCAACCTCCGTTCCCGGTTTGTTGATATAAGCATACCCGCCTTTCCCCAGATAGTAATCTTCGATGATCGCTCTCCAAAATTGTGAAGCTGTCAGCGTGTCTCCTGTATCATTGTTCAGGAGAGAGGTTCTTCTGTCTCTGACTTCCCGGACATTTCCTTCCTTGTCTTTCTGATACAGATTGACCGGAAGCAGTGATATTGTTCCTGCGATCAGATTAATGCATGCCTGTACCGCGGGAATTTCCAATGCTTTTTCCTTTGTCATTACATTCTTTCCGAGCAGTGCACTTAAAAGTGCGTCTGATTCCACCTGCTCTGACGGATTCACTATGGTATCTGCCCTTACTTCATGTTTTCTTTTGCCAAACGGCCATATGTTCATTTGTTATCTCCTCTTCTTACGCCGGTGCAATTACGTCTGAACTACAAAATCATCTTCTCCATACAGCAGTTCCTGCTGTAACAGGTACATGGCATTGATCAGTGATACGACCATGTCTACCTTTCCGGATGATTTCTTTTTGTTTACATACAAATTTTTGTTTGTGTCTTCTGTACATCTTGCATTCTGAAAGTTGATTTCAAGCATCCTGTTTGTGGCATACCGAATTTTCTTTTTCAGAATCAGCTCTTTCAACAATTTAGTAGGCATGTGTAGTACTGAGCTATGCTGTTTGATCTCAACGCACTCTATCTCATTCTGTTCCAGTTTCTGAACGGTCGATATAGCATTGTATCTGTCATATCCCACCTGCATGACTTCCACTCCGTATTTTTCCGGCAGTCCTATGATAAAACGTTCTACGAACCCATAGTCAATAACCTCATCTCCGCAGGCAAAGCATTCACCCTTTCTGATCAACGCTCGATAATCTACCTTTTCTTTCATGGATTTTTCGTCTATTCTATCTGAAGGAGCGAACCCCCAGACTTTTGCATAGATTATTCCGTCCTGTTCTGTTACCATTGCAAATGATGTGTTATCGTTCGTCATTGACAGATCCAGTCCACACCATACCTGCTTTTCCTTCCAGAAGTCGTCTGGTAAATCTTCGCTACACATTTTCACTTTCTGGATGTCAATATAGCCTTCAACTCCCAGTCCCTTATACAGAATATCGTTGTGCTTACAGAGATAATTTTCTCTTTTGTTCTCATACAGGATTGCAAGTGAACGCTTCTTCCTGATTTCTTCAAAAATATACGGATGTGTCACCGCAACCGGATTACTCTGATAGATCACCCGGTCATCTGTCATCCATGTATCTCCATGCTTTAGTTCGTCATCCGGCTCATACAGCAGTGCGAAATACCGCTGATCTTCCAAAAGTCCGTCAAGTGTTTTCTTTGCAATGTCTATTTCGTCCAGCATCACATTGTTATCATTTGGGTACTGGGTACTGATGATGATTCCAAGTTTATTTAAAAGTGTGATCTGAGATGAGCGCATTGCTTCTACTGGATATGCATCTAAGGCTCCAGCTTCGTCAGCCAGAAACGCATTTGCCAGTTTACCATCCATTCCGTCCTGACTGTATGCCAGCGGAGTGTACTCATTATCATTAAGCAGGCATTTAATCTGACTTCGTAAGAGTTTAAATGCCGGTTCATCTTCGTTATAGAGTACCGGACTGACTTTTATGATTTTCCGGATTGCATTCTTCAGCTCTGACGACAGTGCCAGATCCGGTGCAACCGAAAAGAATCTGGAGAAATCCGGCTCTGTCAGCATCAATAGGATAAAAATCACCGCTGAATTGAATGTTTTGAAATTCTTTCTTGCTATTTCAAGCAGAATTGTCACATAGAACCTGCTTTTCCGTTCTGTGTTTCTGCAGAATGTACAGAGTCCTGCGACAATCATGAACCATGCGTATTCTTCCAGTCCTTCATAGATGCTACATCGTAGGTCCGGATGGATCATTAATTTTAGCAGCTTGCAGATTTTCTCATATTCCTGCTCATCTACATAGGCGTCCGGATTATCTCCATCCGCGATGTGAAGCCAACTTTCAGCCTGTTTTTTTACATATTGGGGGACTTTTCCCCCGTCTTCTTCTACGCACCACTGTGCATAACGATATGCTTTTCCTTCTTTCATCCTCCGAGCGCTTCTCTCAATGGATTACTTTTCTTTGCTTCGGTTTTCGGAACTGATCTAAGAGAAGAAGCAATCGTCATGATGTTCTCTTTTTCGATATCGGAGAGCATCCTTCTCTTCGCCTGCACCTGTCTGTCCAAAGCAATCAGGTTCTTCTGCATTGATGTCTCTGTTTTATAATATTCTCCATATGTCATCTGTTCTGTCTTAAGCAGTTCTTCTTTATTCTCTTCCAGGTCACAGAGTTGTCTGTAAAACCGTTCTTTTTTCTCTTCAAATTCTTTTGTTTCTGCGTACAAAATGCAGTATCTGTTTATTACAGCGCCGTACATATCATCGAATTTGTCAATTTTTTCAAGCAGTTTTTTCAATCTCAGAAATTCTTTGTGTGCTGTCTCATTTTCTCTGACTTCCGGTCTTTCTTTCA